AAGCGAGTGATTCCGCCTCTCCACCACCTGCTGCGTTAGAAACAGTTGCGACTGTAATATCAGTAACACCAGATATTGCTGAAGGTGCGGTAAATGAAGAAGCTCCATTCGCCTCATCTTTGTTTGTAACAACATATTGTAATATGACTACATTACCCTCTGATAAACCTTTACCAATAACACCATCACCAAACTCAACTTCAAACTCTCCATTCTCAACTTCTTTTAAAAAGTAAACAGTAGAAGTATCTGTAATCTGAGTTATATCAGTTGCGAGTGTGTAAGTATTTGTATCAGTATCAGTCGCAGAATCTTGAACCTTAACTGTTAATGTACTTGTGTCAACTCTATTACTTGGAATAGTAAACTTTTGGTCTACATCACTTGGACTCGCGATATATTTGTTTGTTACATATGTTCCTTCAAATATTTCTAAATTCGAAAACTTTAAAACACCATCAACTGATGTAGTTGATACATCTGACTTTGAAACAAAATTATAAGTTGTTCCGTTTACTGTTGTTGAAAATTTTGTTCCTGCTGTTATTGAAGCGGTTGATAAACTTGTATTATTAAGAGTTACATCAATAGTCGCTTTTGGTGCGGTTAGTGATTGTGGAGTATATCCTAACATCTTCGCATGCGAAACAATACTTGAACGAAGAGCAGAACTATCTAAAAACATTTCATTCGCTAACATATTTGCGTTAAATGCGAGATAATGAGTATTGTACGCAAGTAAGTCTAATAGTACAGACATTCCAGAACCTTCAAAATCATAATCTTTAAATTCTGTTTGTCCTTTTAAAAATGTTTTTAAATTTGTTTTGATGTCATCAAAATCTAATTCGGTAACTCTAAGTCTTTTATCGTTTGTTGCCATTTATCTTAATCTCTCTAATAAAATGTCTAATGTCGCTAGTTCTGTTGGTGCGTTTACGACATAAAAATCGACACTAACTTCATACGCATTTCTATCTAAATTTTCTATCGCACGAACATTAACCAATCTCGCTCTTGGTTCAAAGTTGTTTATTACATCTTCAACTTGTTTAGTTAATATTAATGCGGTAGTTGGAGTCATTGGTTCAAACAAAATATCCATTACACCAGAACCAATCTCTGGATGAAATGGTCTTTCATAATGATTTGTAAGAACTAAATTACGAATCGCTCGTTTGACTGACTGTACATCTGTAACTTTATTAATATCTTGATTAGAACTATTTCTTTGAAAATATAAATTTAAATCCGTATATATCTTCGCACTTCTAGTAGTTTCATTTGTCTTTTGTGCGTCTGTGAATGCTCCAGATGAAAAGGTTGTATAATTCGCCATTTAGTTATAGAACTCCTTAATGTTTATTTATAAGGTAATACTTAGTTCTCTTCAAGAAATCTCATTACCATTTGACCTTTCACTTTCTGACCTAATTTATGATGAAAAGTATATGTTACAAGTATTTCCTCATTAACATTAATATCTTTAGTAGTCACCAAATACCATTTGTTCCATCCTTTTTGAATTTTTTCTGCATTTGGTTTTAATGAGTGATTATAAAATCCACCTATTGGTGTTCTAATAATTTCAGTATCAATCTGAATGTGTGATAAACCTAATTCTGTTCCACATGGAATAAAATCAGTTGCGAATAATCCTATACCTTCTACCATACTTTCTTTAACAGTTAAGTTATCTGGTAAAGGTCTGTACATCTCTTGGTCTGCGATATCCTTACACATTTAAATCTCCTTATCCTTGAGTTGGCCCTCCTGTATTTGATGGGCCAGGAGTAATACCAGTATGTAAGTGAGTATGTAATACAATTCCATTTGAAGAAACAGAACCACCAGTAAATGTTAAGTTGCCAGTGGCGGCGGTTTCAGTTAGTGTTCCTGTAATGTTTGTTGTTTGACTACCACTAATAGTTTCAGTAACATTACCACTTACTGTTCTCACTACATTTCCAGTAATTGTTTCATTTAGATTACCATTTATTTTTTTATTAACATTTCCATTTTGTACATTTAGATTTACATCACCACTATCAACAGAAATATTAATACTTCCATTATCACCAATTTGAATTGTTAAATCATTACCACTTCCACCATCTTTGTTAACATAAATCTTTTTACCTTTATCAATCGTAACGATTGAATCTTTTTCAACATGAATATGTTCGTTCTCTAAAATTTTTGTAAAACTATCACCAACAATGGTTTCATTTTTTGTACCATCACTATTAATTTCATATCCTGTTCCAGTTCTATGAAACTCTGTTAATCTTTCTTTTGTTGGTGTATCATCTACTTCGAATATGTGACCACTTTCACTTTCTGATACATGATTGTAAGGATATGTTGAACCATAATCTGAAGTTGGTTCATTAAATGTAGACGCACTGACTGCGCTATCTGTGCCAAGTCCAGTTGAGATATGTTCTGCGGTAGGAATATCCGTATCTCTATTTGTACTTCTTCTTAATACTATTTCGTGTTGTGATGTACTATCATTTCGTGCGAGTCTATTTGTATCAGACTCACCAAGTTTTACATCTGGATAATTCTTTCTTTCACTCGCAGTGTATTCTGTGATTGTTATTCCTGTTCCATCTGTATTATAAGTCCAAGTCTTTGGTGGATATGGAACATCAGTAGACATCGTTCTTAAATCACTAAATCCATAACGATTATCTGCTTTGTATTTTGGTACACCAGGTAGTGTTCCCATGATTACTGGTTCTTGTTTTAATCCTGCGTCTTTCCAAAAACCAATAACCCATGTGCCTTCAACTAAATGTGATGGAGTTAATCCTAATCCATTCATTGATGTACTTGTAGTTGGTGCGAGAACCTCAGCCCAAGGCAAATCAGCACTTGGGATTTGATTTAAATCTCTAGTGTGATATCCTAAACAACGAACACGAACTCTTCCTAATTTATCTGGGTCGTTTCTATCTTCTACGACACCTATAAACCAAGAGAATCCATCTCTACCAGCAAAATAAGTTTCTTCCATAAGTTTATTTATTGTAGTTATTTTCTATTTCTTCTATAGTTCTACCACAACCTTCACAAACATCATTCTCATCTAATCTACATTCACCTTGACATTCTATCAGTAGTGAATCAAAGTCTGAATTGTCTGTTGGTTGGGGTTCATCATATGTTTCAAAGTTTACACTCATTTACTCAACTCCTAATACTCGTATTTATACTTCTGTTAAAATCTTTATTTTTATATATATTACTGTGTTCGTTACAGAGGATGTATAAATATACTTTAAAGAGATACTAATTGGAGTAATCAATGTCAACATATTCAGCGATAAAGAACACATCCTTTGATGTTATTAGACCACCAGATTATGATAACAAAGCGACAAGAAGCGCAGCAACAGATTATCAGGCAGGTGAGAATGGATACTTAGTTATATTCTGGACTGGTAGTTTTAGAAATGGTGGTAGAATCTTCGTAGGCCCAAATACAAGTAGTTATACTACAGTATATGAGAATGGAGATGATATTAACAATAATACAAAAGGGGCGGGAAGTATGATAGTCGTTCCAAAAAGTTATTATTACAAATTTACTGTCGATGGTGTGTATGCACAAGGATGGGAAAATGTTACTGCATATTGGGTGCCAGAAGCTTCTTAGGAGATATTCATGTTATTAAATCAAAATACACTACACATCACAGCGATAAAAGAATTAACACCAACCGCAAAGTTTCGTTTTGAAAATGGAAATGGTTATGATAATTTAGTGTGGTTAGAAGAAGATGAATCAAACAAACCTACTGAAAGCGCTTTTGATAGTAAATTATCAGAACTACAAACAAGATATAACTCTCATGAGTATCAAAGAAATCGTGTGAATGAATATCCAACCATTGAAGAACAACTAGATAAAATATATCATGAAGGTATTGACGCTTGGAAAGCGACAATCAAAGCGGTAAAAGATAAATATCCAAAACCTTAAATAAAAAAAAAGGAGTGTAAAAACACTCCCTCTTAATTCTATCTTAAAACAAGTCTAGTGAAAAGAGAATTTTGTCTTTTTCTCCATGATTGTCTTTGATAGTTTCTTAATGCGTGTAACATTGTCATTGACCTACACCTCTCGAATTAGATGTATCTTTTAACGCATGACCTATGCGAGTCTTTTAATCCATGACTTATGGAACACTTTTAACCCATGTGATATGGGAGTCTTTTTAACCATGACTTATGGTCAGTAGTTATTTATGTCCTTTGCGCCTTTGGTCAGTATCATCTTCCCAGTCATCCCAGTCATCATCTTCATCAACTTCTTCAACTTCTTCATCTTCTTCATCTTCTTCATCA